AACTTCACACCCTTCCCAATTTAAATATAGTTGGGATTTCAGTGTTCGTGTTAGATATTCAATCCGATTTGTAGAAAAAATTACTCGGCAGATTTTCATCCGTAGTGTGCTGTGTTAAAAAAGAAGGTTTGAAACAATCTACCATTTTGTAGATTATCACCAAAATAATCTAAACTGGCATGGAACAAATTACCACGATAGATTACCAGTCTGTTATACTTGTTGCCTATGGTATCAAATAAATCCCATTTGGTATAATCATAGCCCTCATAATCCTGCGTGGATTTTTCATATTCACCTGACGCCTTGTGTCTAAACAAACCTGTGCCACCAGTATGCGGAGCATCGGGTGTTAGATAACATACACCGGCCCACATATTATTATAGTCAGTATGTATCCAAGTTCTATCGTTAGCAGTGGCTATTTGGAACGCTCCGGTATATCCACTATCCTCTAACCAGTCGGTTACTCCGCCGGCAAATAACATGATATGGTTAATGGCATGTTTAATATCGTGTGATAGATACGGAGCGGTTCTTGCTCCAGGAAAATTACCCCTAACCTCAAACGGTTGTTGTAACGCATAGCTACGCACAGTGTCTGGACTAGAATAAAAGTCATCAATTATAAGTACGCTTGTTTTCATGGTTTATAAAAATTTAAATCTTCCAGGTTTCTAAAGTATTCGTCAAATCTATCATGTACTGCTTGATCACTACAGTTGTTTATAGCCCAATCTCTACAGGCCTTCTTATTGATTTTATCAATGTTATTAATGGCAAATACAATGTCCCTAAATGTACGGCAACGGAATCCTGTAAAGCCATGTTGTACAGTTTCAGTAAACCCGCCCCAATCTGTGGTAATAGCAGGCGTACCACTCATAAACCCTTCTACTACCATGTTACCAAATGGTTCAACATAATACGTTGGTCCAATGATAGCCTGTGCCTTGCTCATTAATTGTCGACGCTGTTCAGCATCGCACAGTCCTACTAGTGTAACATGCTCAGGCACTTCACCTGGTGGGTAGCCAAGAGCAGTTAAATCTCCAGGTCCAGCAATGATTAATTTTTTGCCAGTGGCCTGTGTGGCCTGTATAGCAAGGTGAACACCTTTACTTTCTATTACACGACCAAAATACAAGAAGTAATCGTCCTTGTCTTCAGTGTATTCAAATTCTTCTGGAGTAATGGCATTATAGATAACACCATCCCACCAACTGGGATTCATTAACATACCACGTTCACCATAAAACATGTGCATGTGTGCGTAACTAGTGAACACTCTAAAGTCAGCAAAAATAGTATGAGTAGCATAACCAATGCTAGGTTCCACAATTTTTAAATCGCTGTTGGCTTCGGCGGCACCTTTGTTGGCAATGCCGTACATACATACTACCATGTCGCCTGGTTGTTTACGAGCGGCAATTTCTTTACCAGCACGGTCATTGTAGACAACAACATTTACTTCAAGATTTTCATTTATGATATCTAAGCATTGTACTGTCTCGCAGTCAACTTCAGTTCCGGGGATACTATAATGGATACATTTCCAACCTTTCTTGGTCATGTAGTGTATAAATTTCCATGTGCTAATGGCAAACGGATCCATTCTGTTATTGAGGTTAACAGGACCATAGGGGTTTGATAAGATGTGTAATGTTGTCATATATGTTAATTATGCTTTGCCAAAAGCTCAGTCAAAAAAATAGGACACCTGAGTGTCCTATTCTCACATGGTAGGTCCGTTGCCGTTCCTAAACCCTGTTTCGCCGCCTTCATCATGAATGCGTTTGATAACGTCTTCAAACAAGATTGGCGCAAAGTCTGGAGTTTGTTCTACGCAAACGCAATGGTAACGAACATCGTTTTCATCGCTGTATAAAACTTCACCAGTTCTAGCATCTACACCACGAGCCTTTTTAACGCGGTTTGCGTGTAAGTGTCCGTGAATGTTAACACCAAAACGGCCTAAACTTGCTTCGTGTAACGGAATATGGCTTAAGATCATTCCGTTCATAACATGATAAGCACGTAACTCACGGAAGTACTGTCTATATTCGTCATCACGGAAGATGTCGTGGTTGCCTCGGATTAACACCTTGTCGCCGTTTAACCGGGCTAACGTGGGTAATGCTCTGCGGTTGATAACAACGTCACCTAAAAAATATATTTTGTCGTTTGGCTTAACACGCTCGTTATAGACTTTAACAAGATGTTCGTCCATTTCTTCAGCGGTGTCCCACGGCCGTAACTTGGTCACACCGTCATTACGCATAAAACGACAAACTCCTTGATGCCCAAAATGGGGATCTGAATAAAGAAAAACTGATGGCATAAACATCTCCTAAATGATAAATAACTAAACAAAGGGCAAATATGATTGACGCTTATGTTTATACAATAACCAACAAACTTACCGGTGAATTTTACCACGGGTATCGATACAGAAATCAAACTTTGGGTATTGTTCCTAAAGATGATCTCTGGATCACTTATTTTACATCATCTAACAGAATTAAAAATGACATAAAGAAATACGGAAAAACTGCTTTTACTGCTACTATTATATATGAAAATTCCGATTCTGTCAAGTGTTGGCAACAGGAGCAGATAGCAATCAGACAAGATTGGGGTAATCCATTACTGCTAAACGGCAAATATCACAACCCAGAATCCAGTGTTGAGATATTCCGTAGGGTTAATATACTTACCAAAGAATCTAGACAGAAGATGTCTGCGGCTGGTAAGGGCCGTCCCAAATCCGAAAATCATAAAAAAAATATTGCTATTGCTAATACAGGGAAAAAAGGATCAGCAGAAAAAAGTGCTAAAATATCTAGAGCCAGAAAAGGAAAACCCCCTTCAAACAAAGGAATCACACCACCTAAATATTCTTGTCCAAATTGCGGGTCATCTGTGTCTATGGGCAACTTCAATAGATGGCACGGAGAAAGGTGTAAAATGATCGACCCGATTGGGCACAATAATCGATCATTTCAAGTTACAAATCTTAATAAGAAATAATATTCCTCAACTCCATTGTATTGCCGCTATTGTAGCATACTTGGCATGCCGTTGTCTAATCTTTATTGTTAGGCGATTATCAGTAGCATCTCTATCAGCCATACCCCAGTTCCAATCCCAACCTTGACGACCCACATGCTGTTCCATCCAAGGACGATAGTGATCGTTAGGGTCGGCACTATCAAAATACTCAAACTCTGGACCATATCCAGAATATCCGTCTCTATGACTGGGACCAACTTTTACTTGTCCTTTTGGCCAACGCACATTGACTACAACTCCAGGCATGAATCTCCACCAAAGTTTCTCTTTGAGATTGAGACCACATACCACATATGACCCACGCGGCCAAATTAACAGTTTTTTAATTTCCATTTTGCTCATGAACTCCACCTCAACAAAAATACTGTTAAATCCCGTTCGGTCCGATATACGATACCGGTCGCATAGGTTTCGTATTCGGGTCTATTATTGCACCAGTTGTAAATTGCATTCCATTCCTCTGCAGAAAAATTAAAACCGATACCGATGTGATTGTAGCGTTTGTCGATTGTAAATTTCTGCGTCATGTCCACCTCAACGCAAACCATGTGGCCAACTTGGGATCTTTAACTGTGATGGTCGGTACATGATGGGGCTCGGCATCTCCTATTGGAACTGGTATTGATACTCTCTCATAGAACCAATCATACTCAGGACTGTCATAAATGCTGGTCATGTTGCCTCTACCAACATTTTTGTACAACCATTCAATACAACCTTCAGGCACACCTTGACGGAATTCTACTCTCATACTGGAGGATTACCTTCTACAAAATTCGTTAACTTAAAGTTGTCAAAACATTGGGGGCAAAGAGCGTTATGACTTGGGCCGCCGTGTCCACTAATAGCCGCTTTACAATCATGACAAATGATAAATGCCGCTGTGTAAATGCCACCGCGAGGTTGAATGATAGGTTTCCAAGTATCTTTACTTGTTCGAGCGTATCCTAATACTTGATCGTTCACAGCCCAAGTCTCCCTAATATATTGCCCAACCACATTATTCCAACTCCAAGCATAATGGTGCCGCCTATTAGGATTTTGATTTCAGTTCTGTTCATTGTTCGTTCCAAGCCTTGACCATAGCTTCGTCCATTTCCTCTGGACTGTCCCATGGCCTTAACTTTGTGACACCATCGTTGCGAGTGAATTTACATACGCCCATGTGTCCAAAGTGAGTATCGCTAACTAAAAATACACTTGGCATATTAACCCCTTTCTTTCTTAACTCGACCAATGCGAGATGATTTATTCCAATCGTATGCTATGCCGTCTGGGCATACACCGTCACAAACACTGTCAACACCAAAGCGACCAACTACTTCAAAATTGTTACCTTGTATAGTAACGAATTCGTTGATAGTTTTGGCATGATCCATTGCTGAATTTAAATCAGCAAATTCTTTGTATTCTTCATTGTATATTACTTTAAACATACAGTAATTATACAACCAAAATATCAATTTGTCAATAGACTTCTTTTGTGATTGTATATTCTTCAACTGGCCATTTGGCCTTGAATTCATCTGTCTTTACATATTCATTGTATGCCTTAGCATCAAAGAATACTTTGGTAAATTCTGTTTTGTAAGACCCTTTTTTAGTTATCGTAAGATAAACTGATTTTGCGGTTCCTGCCATTGAATGCCTTTCTTTGTTTATTGAAACACTAATTTAACAAAAAGTCTAGTGAACTGATTCTTTCGTATCTACTTCACATTCCACTACCCAGTTATTAAACTCAGTAAATTTATTTACTTCAACACCCAATCCTACAGCTTCATGTACAAAATGTTTTAACAACGCATTATACAATTCATCAGGCATGGTTTCTTTACTAAATTGAATTTTCATATATCACCTTCATAATTTTTAGGAACAATTAAACCAGAATCAAGCATCACACCGTTGATAGTGTGAGGCTCGTTCTCATCATAAGTCCAACCCAACGCCTTCATCATGCGATGCTTGACCAAAAGGTTAGGACTGCGAAATACTTCAGTGTCGTCAAAGCCCAACATAACACCAATTTCGCAAACTGCGCCACTACGGCAAACACCTGCGATACAATGAACAACAACATTCATTCTTTTTTCAAGAGCATGTTGTAGTAATTGAACTAACTCTGCGGCTTGTTCATGGCTACACCGCATTGCTTCGTCAAGGACTGTATCGTTTTCTTCAACATCGAGGAATTCAAATTGATGAACTTCTCTAAAGTCACGTGCTGGCTTAGGGAATTCCATGCCACAATCAACAATTTGAATCAACATGGCATTGGGGCCTTGATCAAAGTGAAACCCTTTTTTAATATCGCTCAACGATACATTTTGAATCCATGGCATAAAATTATCCTCTATAAAAAACTACGCCCTGTCTGTTCCAGGGTGTCACCATCTAGGATTGTACTGTTGCTTGCCCTAGGGGTTAGGCGCCTACCCTAGCGGCTCATACTGAGGTTGATGGAGTTCTCGCTGCCTTTTACATCAATGACCAAACTTTACCACCAGCATCTCGGTAGTAGTCATCATTGGCATTGACTTCAGTTTCTTGATTATCCACTGGATCGACAACATACCAAATAGGGCTACTAGGCTTTTGATAAGCATAGATTGTCCCAACTGTAGCAATGTTAGCTGGAGTTGTGGTAACTGTAGTTGTTACCGTAGTTGTTTCAACTTCGTCATCAAAATCATCATATACAATCACGTCGCGGTCCCTCCGAGTAATAGCCACAATTAGAATTAAAAATACTAGAATAAAAATAATACTGAGCATAATATACATTTTAAATAATCCCCAATAAAATAATTAACAACGCAAAGATAGCAAGGCCGCCCATTATGTAAGCAAATATTTCACCAGCACTTGGGCCAGGCTTCTCAACATAGACAACTTGTGGTTGTTGTGGTTGTTGTACTGGTTGAGCACCGGCATCAGCAGGAGCAGGTTGTGCTACCATGGGACCATTTTGTACAGGGTTAAACTGCCCACTAGCATAGGTTCCAACCAAATATCCATTTTGATTAACCACTTGTCCATTTGGATATAGCACTGCGTTATTGTAGTACATGCCTGGGCCAGTGTACATTACAGTACCGTAAGGATGCATCATATTACCAATAATAAGACCTGTCAACAAGCCATTGTTATAATGATATCCCATACCCCAGCCGCCGTAATATCCGCCACTGCTAACGTATCGACTTGAATAAGTACGATTCACTGTGGTAGTGGTTCGAGTAGTAGTTTGTTGTGGAGCACTGAAGCTACCTTTACCTGGGCTCGGACTAGGTGCCGCAGTAGGGTGTACAGGACCAGGCGAACTAAAACTACCTTTGCTCGGAGCACTGGGCGCACTAAAACTGCGACCACCTCCGCCCCCTTGGCCAGGTTTGGCATCAACTGCGCCACACAAAGCAATACCAAGCATTACTGCTAAAAGTGTCTTTTTCATATATCCTCTGTTGGTTGAAGTAATGTTATTATACATGAATAATAAAGAATAGTCAACAACTAATGATTAAAAATGCCAAAATCAATGCTAAGAAAGGCTGTCCAAACAATATTAAAAATAGTACAGCAATCCATCCTAGTTCGTTGTTCATACTGCTCTCCAGATTTCTTTGAAACCTTCCTCTAGCGTGGGCTCTTCCCAGCCTGCTATCATACTGGCAATAACATGTTCTGGAATTTCTTTTCCAGGGCGACTCCACAATCGACGGATCAATTCTTTATGTTCGGGAGTGGCAAACACCACAGCAATATGTTCATAGTCAGGTAACATATTAAACTTACGAGCTCGACTAGCAAGAGTTGTGCTAGTTTGATCCCAGATAATATCTTGTCCGGCATCTCTGGCCAGTTTAACATGTTCGGTCATGATGTTAACGGCTTTGGGCATGTACTCTTCAAACACTTCTGAATAAGTCTTACCTTGTTCTTTTGCGTACAGTTCTACCCAGGTATCAGTGTTGATATACGCACAGTCTGGTGCCCAGTCTTGATTTGAAACCCAGGTACTTTTGCCAGATCCTGGTACACCAACTAATTGATAACACTTTGGCATTTTACTCTTTCTTTAACCAAATAATTGTTTTAGAATTTGTTTTACAATCGGGTCTACATTGTACAGCACAATCTTGGCACTTACTGCCTTTATTACCAAAGCAAAGTGTTTTGACAGTAAAATAAGATGCTAGGCCAACAATGATCATTACAATGACCAACTGCCAATCCATTATAATACCAGCTCGCCTTCACTAATAAGTTCTTCTACTGCGGCATTGAATTCACTTTCCAAATCCCAAAATGCTTCGGCTCGACGAATATCTTTTTTGCGTTTGCGTAAGGCAGTACCTTTTTGATACATTTTATCTAAATGTTCTTGACAGTAGGCTTTGCCATAGACTGTTTTACATCCGCAATATTTGACTGGCCAATGTATTTGTGGATCTTGATCTGGTCCAATATAGGTACAGCCCTCATAATTGGGTTTAAGCAAATCACTCATCTTTACCATCCTTTTCTTTTAAAATTTGAACAAGTTCTTCAGGATCATTACTGATCCCTTTTTCCACACGATCAAAGAAGTCTTTTAACTTAAGAAGTTTACCACGATGCATACTTAATATGAATGTTGTAGCATCCTGTTTTCCTTGAGAATGGGCAAGGTGTTCTAATATAAAAATTAAAACAATAAAGCACCAAAATCTAGAATCATCCCACATGATGCCTAAAGTACTTAACATGTATGAGATGGTGGAGTAAACCACCAATCTCATCATTGAGGGACCGGTTAGTAAATCCCACATTTTAGATACGGCGCATACATGTCGTTCTTGCCATTGACTGCCAATTTGCGGGGAAACTCTTACGCAAGTCTGCCAATTTAAGAACCATACGCAAACTCAACTCACGCAATTTGTCTTTGTTTTCTTCAATAAATCCCACAAGCTCATCTTTAACAATTTCAATGTTGTCAAAATCATAACGGTCCAACATACCATCAGTAATGATTTGTTTAATACGCAGGATCTTCTCACGGGTAGTATCCATTTGAAGGTCAATGTAGTGGCAACGTGATTCCAAAGCATCCAAGTGGTCACGTAACTTTTTACTGCGAACGTGTTCAAACTTAATGTTGGTAATAAAAATTGCCGCACCCTTGAACTCGAAACGATCTGGAATGCCTTCGCTACGCAAAATGCGGCTGTCTGTGTTCCAGCTAATAAAGCGGCGTGAGCTGGAATCCAGTGCGCCTTTCAAAATATTAAGGCTAAGGTCTTCCATCAAAATGCTATCGCAGTCATCAAACACAACAACATTACCCGCATCACTGAATTCATACAATTTGGCATACAAGCCAATCGCACTCATAGCACCTTTAACAACTTCAAACTTTGGCTTCTTCTCTGCCAAGGTATTAAACAAGTCTGCCTTTTGTAGCACAGTTTCGACACCGTAACTCTTACCAACACCCGGAGGCCCGCTAACAATCATAGCACGGACATTGCCCTGCTTGACTGCCTTGGTCATGTCATCCAAAATCTGGAAACGTTCACGTAGACGTTCCATGATCTGCTCATCTGTTTCTTGAGCTACTTCACGTTCACGAGCCTTAATTGCCTCATTATCAAATTCAAGTATGTTAGTATTTTTCATTGCCTTTGCCATTTTAAAAATCCTTAAAAGTGTTAGTATGTGTGTATTATAACTAAGAATTGTGCCTTTGTCAAGTACAATATTTAACTTACGGTGTGCCTAAAGTTGCTTAGTTATGTATATTATATGACATTCTAGTTGATTTGTCAATCAAAAGAAAGCCCCGCCGTACAACTATGTTGTAGAGAGCAGGGCCGTATCATAAAAACAACAGTCAGGTTTAATTATTTTGGAACTTTAAAGTAGTTGTAGCCCATATTTTCATCAACTAATCGAAGCGACATGGGATTGAAGAACCACTTTGGGCCTTCGTTTAATAGTCCTATGGCACCATTCTTCTTTAGTTCATTGGACACGTGACTTAACATTCTACTTTTCTTTAATCTGTTCTGACCCAATGTCTTAGCATGTCGCCAAAATTCTGTGTCCAATATGGATCCACCATGATAAAAGAAGCTGAGTAAATCTTCTAAATTTTCTGAATATATTTCAAACATTTCGTTGACGTAGTTTTCATCAAACTTATCAGGGGCGGCCAAATGGTCAGTAAAAGTTTTAACATTCTGTATGTAAAAAAATATCGAACTAGCACTCAGTGGTTCTAGAAAGAACGCCTTGGTGCCATTTTTTAATACTCGACCCTCATAGGCTTTTTTGGCATAATAAGATTGGAATTGATATTCTTTAATTTGAGCTGGATCTAATTTGGTATTTAAATACTCACCCATTTCTTCTATAACATCTTCTCGTTTGGATTTAACATCATTAAACAAATATCCGTAGGTATGTCTAGACTGAAGGGGAATTCCAAACATCCAACCTGCGTTCATGGCCACATGGTCAGTATACTGATCATAATTGCCAGTGGGCAAAGAATATACAATACAGTGGTTAACTGGGCTACAATTGGACATGTTGTAGTCTTTATAGTCATTGGGAAAGCCCATACAGTCAATGACATAGTCAAATTCTTCAGTCCTACCATCAATCACAATCTGTGCTGATTTTTTTCCAGGAATAATTTCAGACACTGTGCCATGCATTTCTTTAAACTTGTTTGGCCAAAATTTATGGAACCTTTCAAAAGCAAATTCTTTAAGTTCAAAATTGTTAAAATGTACAGCATAGCCTGCGCCAAATAAGGGATTTACAAAATCGTGTTCTCGCCATCTCTTGTAACGAGTTCCAAATTTTAGTGTACCATCCAATAAATCTAAGTCAGCGAATTGAAACCTTGTGGCATCCTGTAGAGTCATAATAAAATTAGGATTGGTACTTTCTCCAATTCCTAATATAGGCTTATTAGAATCAAATATGCTGTATACGTCCCAATTGTCTGTCATATAGGGCAACAATTCACACAGGGAAATAATACCTGCAGTGCCTACGCCAATTACTGCTATACGCTTTTTCATAGTTCTAACCTTGTCAATCCTTCTTCGGTGCCAATCGGTCCAGCAAACCAAGTGTTAAATGCCAATACACATCTACGTTGACGCATGGTTTGATACCCCATCACGGCATGTTGTAGATTACTGGGGAATAAAATAAGACGGCCAGTGTTAGCACCAAATTTAATTTCGTCATATAGCCAAGGTTTATTTTGGAAATCTTTTTCGTACTCAACGACTGGACCGCCACCAACATAAGATGGTTTGATAAAGGTCAATGCTTCACTGCCTGTGGGAGCATCAATATAATAACTGCCGCTGATAATTGAATTGGCATGCGAATGTGTGAAAATGCTTTGCGGTATATTTTCGTGTTTAATTGCCCAACTTTGTGTGAACTGTAATTTTTCCGAACCCATGATATCTCTAGCATATTTGTCCAACTGAAGTTGTATCCATGCTTTTATAGATGGCACGGTGTCTAATATGCGTTTGTTCTTGGTAGTAGGAAATGCGCCGTACTTACTTTGAACCACATACTCTGAATTTAATACTAACTCATGATCCTGTCTTGGGATCGATGTGTTATCCACAGTTGCCACCACTGTGGGAAACAACATATGAGTCTTAAAATTATCTGTAGTCGGCTTAATTTTATAAGTCATAATATGGAGCGGGTAGCGAGAATCGAACTCGCAAATCAACTTTGGCAAAGTTGTAGGTTACCATTACATCATACCCGCATTGTTATCTTTAGTATCTTCTAATAGCTGAATTAATTCTTGTCTAACATCTAGTTGTTCCATATGTAAATGGAATGATGGTTCAGCCCATGTAGCATATCCTGGAGGAATTTTTGTTGAAATATCAGGATGTTCCCATTTGGGATTAACGATCCTTGTCACTACTCCTCTGAACATGGGATCTTCTGCTAGAGATTTTTTAATACCTCTGACTCCACGTTCTGTGGCAAACCGCCAAAATTCTGTTTCGTAGACTTGATTCTTAAAGTAGTGGAACATGATCATAGTTTCCATTTCTTTAATCAGTCTTTCATATTTTATATTGGCTAGACTGTAGTGTTTGCCTTCTTTCCAAACAGCTTCGGCGGCCCACTGTATGATATCCATGAAATAAATTGAAGTAGCTTCAATTGGTTCTAGGAAATAACTAGCATTGCCATTATAACACAGTCTAGGATAAAAGTTTTGTTTTCTATAGTAGTTTCTAAAATTAAAAGTATTGGTATGGTCACTGGGTGTTAACCTGTAACGGCCAAATACTTCTTGAACATCTTCCTTGATTTCATCTAGTGTAGATATATTATTGTTATATAGGTACCCAATACTACATCTATTGCGTAATGGAATGCCAAATACCCAGCCATGTTTTCTAGCAAGATTTAGTGAATAATGAAATTCTGCGACATCCCAATAACATTGTGTGACGTGTACTGAATTAACAGGAATGTAATCTGACATGACAAATTGATCTCGGTCATCCTCTCCGGGTTTTCCTGAACAATCCAAGATATAAGTGGCATCTATATCATCATAGCTGGTAACTCTCTGATCGATAATTTTTACTCTAGGAGATGCTTGTACATAATCTAAAATGTAGTCTTGTAGCTTATTGGCATTGAAATGATAGGCATTGAACCCTGCGCTAAACCAATGCATGAATTCAGCACCGTCCCTGCCCCAACCTGATTTTTGAATTCCAAGTTTAGGAGTGCCATCTATCTTTTCTAGATCGCTATAGGTAAATCCCATGTTATGGAATAACTGTATGGGAAATTCCAAAGTAGATCCTTCTCCCACTGCCTGTGGCGGTTGCTTGGCATCAAAGTACCAATCGATTTCCCATTTGGTGCTTTTTAAAAAATGACTGACACCATAAGCTCCGGCAGTACCGCGTCCAATAACTGCTAATTTTATTTTACTCATGGCAATATTTAATTATTATTGTATTAATGGTGATAGATCCTGAGCCAGTCCCATGCCTTTGATGTTTGCTGTATAGGATATTTGACCCCACGTTCCGTACCCATATCCTTCAAGTAAGGGATTTATATCGCTGTCATCTATTGCGTATTTGATCACAGATCTAAATATGTTTTGTTTGCGTATGGTTTCTTTGATACGTGCCTGGCCGCGTTCTGTGGCAAACTTCCAAAAATCACTATCATACATATCATTCTTGTAGTAGTGTAGCATGATCATGTCTTCCAGTCGGTTGATATAATCATAGTATACTTTGTTGGAATTTTCGCTCCGCCCAGTCCAGTGACGATGTGCCATGACATTTACCACATTCATACAGGCAATTGATGTGGCTTCTAGGGGTTCTAAAAAGAAACTGGCATTACCATTAAATGCCACTCGACCATAAAAGTTTTGTTTACGGTAGTAATTATTAAATGTGAAACTATTGGTAGTTTCGCTGGGTGTCAAACCATACTGATCAAAAATTGATTGAACATCTTCCTTGACTTCGTCTATGGTATTGATTTTATGGTTATACAAATAACCAATACTACATCTGTTTTGTAGGGGAATACCAAAAACCCACCCGTGTTTTTTGGCAATGTTCAGTGAATATTGAAATCTTGGAATATCCCAATAACATTGAGTAACATGAACAGCATTAACCGGAATAGTTTGGGGAAGATGAAAGTGTTGTAGTTCATTTTCGCTGGGTCTACCTGAACAGTCTAGAACAAAATCAGAATCAATATCATTATAGGCTTTTATGTTATTGTTGATAATTTTTACCCGGCTTTGACTGCCGGCATAATTTATGATCCATTCCTGTAGTTTGACCGCATTGAAATGATAGGCCACAGTACCGGATGGAAATAGGTGATAATACTCTTTGCCTGATCCCCAACCCTGTTTTTTAATACCTGCTTTGAATGTGCCGTCTACACTGTCTAGTTGTGGTAATTTGAATCCCAAGAATTGATCTAAATTAGTGGGGAATTCCACGGTGGAGCCTTCACCCACACTCTGTGGAGCCACATTGGGATCAAAATACCAATCAATATTCCAATTGGTACTTTTTAAAAAATATGCTATGGCATAACATCCTGCTGTACCTCGGCCAATGATTGCTAGTTTTTTCATTTAGATATTTACCATGGAGTACAGGGTCGGATTCGAACCTACCAGCTCCTTATTCTTTCTAAAAGTTCTTCGATAGAAATTGAACTTTTTGCTCTCTTACTTTGATTATCTTTATGTAACATTAATTTACAATTAGCAGGGTGTTTAATAATATCAGGATCTATTCCTAATTCAAAACCTGTCCTGACACTGACCATATGATCTCTAGATACTCCGTTAAGGTTGTTACCTTTATTACTTGGACTATACCAACCGTGTTCTTCTACTAATCCTAAATCAAATTTATCCGGGTAGTCCTCAAATTTGAAATCAAAGTTAGATCGTTGTCTATACAATAAAAACGGTTCTTTATTTTTTTCTGTGTAGTTTGTCCAGCATTTTGTTGTGCAAAATTTTCTACAATCACTTATCCTACACACTATAATAGCGTTGCATTCTAAACAATTTTTTTCAATTTTATCTTTTCGATTAAAATTGTTTCCTTGTTCTATATTCCTTATATGCTCAGAAGTTAATCTTCTACCAAAAAGAGTTTTAGAAACTTTTTCATTAATCTCTGCTCTTTTATTTTTTGTAGAAAACCCGCGGGAACATTTAAGGCTACAGAATCTGCCCGAACCGTATGTACCAGTATGTTCTTTACCGCAATTTTCACAAAACATTTGAACCCTCGCTTTATATATATTTAGCGTTAGTTCGTAAAATGGAGTGAGCGACAGGACTTGAACCTGCATGGTGCGGATTTGCAATCCGGTGCGTAACCATTCCGCCACGCTCACATTATTGGCCTCTCTGCCACCTGTACCTAGCAATTAACCAGTTCTCTTAACGATGTGAAAGCCAAACTGTGTTTGTACTGGGCCAGTGTATGAACCAATACTAATACTGTTTACAGCATCTTCAAAGGGTTTGACCATTTGCCCTGGACCAAATTCGCCTAGATCACCGCCATTGCGTCCACTAGGACATTTGCTGAATTTTTTTGCGATTTCTTCAAAATTGTTACTGTTGGCATTAACTTGGCTTCTAAGTTCTTGTGCTAACTCTAATGTATCTACCAAAATATGACTTGCTCTCATTTATTTTCCTTGTTGTTAACCTGTACGTTTGACCACGTGATATCCTGCCGCTGTTTGAATTGGCCCAGTATATGAACCAATACCAATGCTGTTGATAGCGGCCTCTAATATTGGATCCATTTGATCTGATGTCAATTCACCTAGATCCCCTAAATTATTTTTGCTATCTGGGCATATACTATGTGTGTATGCCAACATTGAAATGTCAATGCCTTGATTGATTTTTTTCCTAATCAATTGTGCTTCTTCTAATGTGTCAGTTAAAACATGACTTGCTCTCATTTTTGTTTCCTTATAAGTTGGTACCTGGTGTAGGACTCGAACCTACATCGCTCTCCGTGTAAAGGAGACGTATAACCTCTCTACGCAACCAGGCATGTATTCATTATTTAACTTGCGTCATTATTGATGAAAGAATCTCCAAGACCATATTCACCTGTGGGGTGTAGGTTAAATGCCAAAGAATACCTAGTCAAGTTTGAATTATGC